ATAGACATTAGAACCATAGTACGAAGCATGTTAGCTCCAATCTGAACATTACCGAAAGTCATATCAGTAGCAGATAAAGACTGAGATTCAGTACCGAATCCAGCTACTACAGCAGTTTCATCAATTGTCGGCATGTCAATAACACGTCCGTGTGCAGTTGTAATAACTGTAGCCACGTCCATAACATTTGCATAATACTTAAGCTGGTTGTAAAGCTCTGATTTAAACTCATCTGGAACGATATATCCACCGTTCGCATCAGATGTAGAAACAAGGTTAGCACGAACCTCAGGAGCAACATTTCCCAACCCGTTACGCAAATAACCCTCAAAAGCTTGCATTTCTGAAACCTCTACAGCTTCAACCTCTACAGCTTCAGCTTCAATAGCTTCATTCATTGCAACCATTCTTTCTTGAAGTGCAATTGATTTTTGTACATTTTCAAGCTTAGAAATAAGCTCTTCAGATTGAGCAACCTCTTCGGTATTTAATGCTCTACCTTCAATTTGTGACAACGCAGTCAACTCAGCCTTAAGGCCAGCCTCCTGCTCTTTTAGGTTTTTTAATTCCATTGTTTTAAAAAATTATTAATAATTAAATGTGTTTCAAAATAGATTGCGGATAAACCAAATTTTCATCTGGCATTTCCACCTCTTCATTAACTTCTTGATCGACCGTAGGAGTTTCCTCTTGCGGTTCCTCAATTATAGGATCTTCATCCTGAACAAACTCATTAAAACTTCTAAGAGCTAACTCTGTAGCATCATAAGCAGGCAGCGATACAATACTAATTTCAAACAAGTTTTTAATCTCTTCTATCGTCCTAACAACTTTGTCTTTTACTTTTTTCCAACTGTCTTTTCTTACTGTAAATCCAAAAGAATTACCTTTTAAATCACCGCGCTTAACTAGCTCATATATATCACGGCCTAGAGTTGTATCAGGTAAATCTAAATCATACTTAACACCTCTCTCATCTTTATAAAGTCTCAAAGTGTTCGCTGATTGCCTACCTAATACATTCGCGTAATCATGGTTATATAAAGCTAAAACGTCATTATTGTTTATTAAGTCCTCTGATACCGCTTCTTGGCTAATAAATTCAGTAAAACCCCCTAGGTCTCTACTTTCGGAATTGAAAACGATAGCATATCCGCTAACTCTCATTTTACCTTCCTCACTATAAGCCCTAAGCTCTGTACTTGGAAAAAATTGTTTATTATTACTCATCTTCTTTATTTTTAGCGTCTTGTTTTTCATTAAATGAATCACCCTCAATGTTACCCATATTAATCTGAACAAAATGTTTATTAGATCCGTCTGTGCCTAGTGGCTCTAAACCTTCCATTAAACGAATTTCATCGACAGATAGAGCTCCGACGTTAAATAAGTTTCTAATGTATTCACCACGCGTTCTAGAATCAGCTTTTAGCAAATCGTCTAAATTAAATTTAATGCAAACACCTGACAACTTTTCAGCCTCTGTCAAAAGCTTACGGCTGAATTCGCTTTCTATCCTATTTAAGTGTTCTATAATAGTATGTTTAACGAAAGATAAAGTCAATGACTCTACATTTTGCATTGTTGATTTAGAAAGGTCTTGTAGCATAAAAGGAGGCACTCCAAAAATCCTAGAAAATTCAGAAACAAGATAATTATTAACTTCAACAAAACCAGCCTGAGAAGGGTTGATTGTCAAAGTCTCATAGCTCATTCCCTCATCAAGAATTAGTTGCTTTCCTGCTTTAGAACTACCTGAATATCTAGACAAAGAGTTCTTAAGTCTTTTATGTGCATTATCAGACAAAGAAGCAGGGTGTTTGATCACTCCGCTTAAAAATCCGCCATTTTCATAATAAGCTTTTCCAAACTTAATAACTTGCAGCGCTAACTGAAAAGTCTCTTTGTTTAAGTCTATTGTAGAATATCCGATAAACCCATTTGTTGAATTACCTTGTAAATGGATTATTTCATGCGGTCTATAAGCCTTTTTGCGATTGTTAACTGTATTTATTTCGTATTTAACTCCTCCATTTTTAAGGACCTTGATAGTTACTAAATCTGGATGAAGAATATTTAACTCCCTAACCTTAAAATCAGCGTCTCTATTAATTATAGCAAATGAATTACCATGTATTAATAGATTTGTAATCATTACCTCTAAAAACTTAACCTTATCATTAACCTGATTAGGCTCGTAATTAAGTAAATAATTTAATTCATGATCTTTAATTGCTTCTATAAAGCCATTTTCTTTTTTAGATCCTATCATAGCAGGTAAACCCGCAATCGTAGAAGAAATAACGCTAACAGCTCTTTTAACAGCAGGTATAGACATTATAGTAGCCTCATTTACTACAACGTCACTAGAAAAAATCCCCTCTGCAAGAACGTCGCCTATACTCACATTAGGGTTTTCTAATGACACACTAGCACGTTTTTCAGCGCTATTATTATTAAAAAATCTATCTAGTATTCCCATAAAATATACTTATCTCGTAATATAATAAAAAAATAACGAAAAAAAGTAGGGTTTAACTACCGCATGCCTCACAATCCTCTGGACTATCTAGATTACATTTAATAGCCCCAGATTTTACTTTTTCATCCATTTCCATTAATCGTCTTTCAAAGTCAGATAGCTCAGCATTAAAATCATCAAATTCGTTTAATAGTATTCTATCACCAGACTTTACTTTAACCATTTCTCCATCAATAGATCTATACAATGTATCACAATCAAGATCAATAAACAAATTATCATACAACTTTAATTTCTTCATATACATTATTAAATTTTTAAAATAAACAAAAAAAAGGTGGAGCCCTAGAGCTCCTCCCTTATAAGATTAAAACGGTGTATTAGCATTTTTACTGGGGTCCGGCTTCCAAGTATCTAATTCCATATAGTACTTTCCAGCCTTTGATTGCTTAACGTTTAAATTAACCCAACCATCTTTGTTCATTTCTCTAAGGAAGTTAATTGCTTCCTCTACTTTAATACTAACACCACCAATAACAAAATCAGGAGCGTTCTCTTGACGCTTAAAAATAAAACCTTCTGCGAAAATCTTTTCGTCTTGCATGTGTATATATTTTAAAAATTAAAAAATCAAATTAAAGTACATCAATACTAACATACTGATTAACATCCGCCCAACTATCTGGACCAAAATACTTAAGCCAATTATCTACAGCTTGCTGCGCTTTACGCTCACCGCTTTCATAAAATGAATCGCTACACTTCCATATCTCTACTTTATGTGTCTTCTTACAAGCCACCACAAACATAAATTCGCGATCAAAAAATTCACGATAAAGATAAGCTTGTAGGTCGTAATCAAATGCTTTAGCGGAATACCTAAAACGGCTAATATCACCAGTGGTTTTTAAATCAATAACAAATTCATCCGTAAGAATATCACATTTACCTTTCCACATTAAACCTTTTACAGCTTTGATCATAGGTACCTCATACCTATTACCCATATCATATATTAATGGCTGTAAAATATCTAGGGACATTACTTTAGATATTAATTGGTCTAATGCGTCGACCTCTTTCTTTAAAGCTAAGTAAGGCTTTCCAGATTCCGCTACAGATTCTTTGTATTTTTTAGAATTCCTAGACGATACATCAATAAAATCAATATTAGCTTTTTCTGGCTCGATAATTCTGTGGTGAAAATAAGACCCAAGAGCAAAATTAATATTATCTTCCTTAGGTACACCAAATTTAGCTGGGTTACGTATTAAATCACCCGCAGCACTCTTTGATAAGTACTTTTTACCCATGTCTCCATAGTATAAATTATCATCGTTAAGTGCTATTAAATCCCTAGCTATTTCATCCTGTTTTATAGATCCTGCAATACTAAGCATCATACACCTCCTTTATAGCTAGTTCAATAACTTCTGAAATATCATACTTAGTCTTAAGCTGCCTCATAATTAATTTAAGATCAGACCCCTTAGACTTACGCTCAACTACATAATCACTAACTTTATTAAAATTAGACGAATTGTAATCAAGTCTTATTTTACCGTTGCTTTCTTGGTTTTTCACGGGTGCTTTTGTTTCTTCTTCTGACTGAGGTAAATCTTCACCCTCATAAATATAAAGGCCAAGTCCAAATAAGGATAAGTTTTTAACTAAGCACCTCATAATAGCAGTGTTCACATCGAACATTGTCGCTGCTGGGATAATAGATTCACCATATTTAGTTTTAATAACTTGCTGCGTTTCTTTTAACGCTTGGTTTTTGTGATTAGTTACAGGGAGGTGCATTGTTTGTTTTTCTCCTTCAATAGTTACATTAGTCCTAACCATTATTCCTAAGTGACTAGCGAAATAAGGACAAGGTACTTTATCCTCTGCCAACGTGTGAACTATTTCAAACGAAGCATCCGGATAGATACTCTTAACAATATTCCAAGCTGATGACCAAGGTAGATAAGTTAGGCCATTTTTTTTCTTAGTCTTTGCTGATACATCAATCTGACTAAGTGTTTTAAATACTTTACTCATATATATAATGTTTTATTTCTTCGTTTACGTAAATATAATAAAAATAATACGAAATAAGTTCAATTATAGACCTTTTTTTAATAAATATTCGTCAACTAAGTCATCTAACTTACTTGCAAAGTCTTGCCCAGCATTATACTCGCAATAATTAACAAAATCAGACAACATACGAGAAACATCACGTTCCATCGCATTACGGATTTGAGCAGCCGCTAAATACTGAATCCCGTCAGCCATTTCCTCAAGTCCATGTTGGATAAGGTCTTCCGCTGTTAGATTTTTAATGTTATCATCTAACGTTCCCCCATACTTTTTTAAACCTTTAGCGATTTGCATTTCAATCTGGTTATGTGCAATTCTTGCAACTCTTGATTTTCTACTTAATATATTTTCACTCATTGTTCTTAAATTTTATTTGATACTTTTTGTTAATAGGCATAGTCACAGCCTGTTGATCTAATATTTTTACAGCTTCCTCTTTTCTTTCTTCGTAGGTTTTAAGCTCTTCCAGTATTTCATCTTCACACCAGTGAAGCCTGTATTCGTTTTCTATATCGTGAGCTAATTCATTAAGCCTATCGACTATAAAATCGGTTTTGTAGTCCATCATAACTGTTTTGATTCTTCTGCATCTAACTCAATAGTGTAATATCCAGTTTTTGCCTTTACCTCTAAAAGTTCTTTTGCGCTTAATGCTCCATCACACGAATGAATTAAATATCTTAATTCTTGTTGCTTTTCCTGAAGCTCTCTTTGAAGTTTTTCGATTTCCTTAGATAATTCTAAAGCTTTGTCTACATATTCCCTCATAATGCTAAATAAATTCTGATTATAAATTGATAAATTAATACACATACCACAACCGCGGTGTAGATAGATAAGAAAATTTTATCCCATTTGTCAAGTTTCATAGCGCAATCCTTCTTATGAATTTAGAATAATC